CATATCGGGTCCGCTCTTAAAGTCAAATTTGCTACGCAACGGCGTGGATTTGGCCTTTGAGACCGACCTTCTATATTTAGATGTAACAAACCGTCGAATCGGTGTAAAAACTACATCACCTCAGTACACATTAGATGTCCAAGGCGTAGCCCGCGTAACAGATCTAGAAATAACAAACAATACATTCCAAGTTGGAAACGTTACACTTGACGGTTCAACAGGAACTATTTCTACATCAGCACAAGAATTTTCCATAGCTACAGCAGATAATACTATTGTAGGAAACAGAGTTCAAGTAGGAGACTTAGAACTTAATAATAATTTTATTGAAAACACTAATACTAACAGCGATCTTTTTATTAGAGCAAACGGAACAGGTAATGTAAACATTGTAGGTAACACACAAGTTAATGGTAATCTACATGCTACCGGAAACATATCAGCTGATGGTAACATTACACTTGGTGATGCTGACACTGACAGCATTTTTATTAATGCTGATATTGCTAGTGATATTATGCCTGATGTTGATAACACATACGATATAGGTATTGTTGGTAAAAGATGGGCTACTGGTAGATTCGCTAACGTTACAGCAAACACACTTACAACAAATGATTTAGATTTTGGAAATATTAATCTTATTTCTGTACCAGGAAATATTGTTTACGTAGCAACAAACGGAAATGATACAAAAACAGGAACGCATCCACAAGATCCGGTTAGAACTGTTGCTAAAGCACTAGAACTAGCAGGACTAGGCGATACTGTTTACATATATCCAGGACAATACCAAGAAGCATTTCCGTTAAATGTTCCTGTAGGTGTTACAGTTAGAGGACACAGTTTACGAGCAGTTGAAATATCTCCAACTAGTGGAACACAAAGTAATGATGCTTTTGTTTTACAAGGTGATACAGCAGTTGAAGATGTTACAATAAAAGATTTTTATTACAACAGTGGTGCTAACACAGGATATGGTTTTAGATTTTCTAATAACTTTAGAGTGTATTCAAGATCTCCATACATTAGAAATTGTACCGTAATAACAAAAGGTACCACGGTATCCAACACAGATCCAAGAGGCTTTGACTCAGGTGATGCTGGTCGTGGAGCATACTTAGATGGTAGCATAGCTAATTCAGATTCAAGAGAAGCAAGTATGCTTTTCCATGCTGTGACTTTTATTACTCCAGGACAGACAGCACTTAAGGTGACAAACGGTTCAAGAGTAGAATGGCTTAACTGTTTCACATATTTTGCTGACAAAGGAATAGAAATTGTAGACGGAACTGCTGGTTTAAAAGGTGACGGAAAAACTAAAATAAAATATACAGGACTAAGTGGGTCAGCTCCAAGTGCTGGAAATACTATATCTCAATATGACGCTAGTGGCACATTAATTACATCTGCTACAATAGAAAGTGTAGATACTAACACAGTTATTATTGACGGTAAATCAACAGCATTTACAAAACCTAGTAGCAGAGCAAAGAAAACTGTTACAGCAGTAGGTAACGCACAAATTGTAACTACTGGTGCTAAAAAGTTTGGTACAGGAGCAGGGTTGCTTGATGGAACTGGAGACAGATTTAGCATTACAACTTCTTCGGACTTTGGTTTTGGTACAGGAGATTTTGACGTAGAAGGTTGGATTTATATTTCAGATGATGTAGGTACAGAAACATTATTTGATTTTAGAGCAGGTAGTAATACAGACAGTGGCTTACATGTTTACTTTGTTGATAAAGTTCCTAAAGTTTACATCGGAACTACTGAAATACTTGCGCCAGCAATTACGTTAGCGAACACAACTTTTTATCATATAAGTGTAACAAGATCAGGCGGCACAATTAAATTATTCATAGACGGATTACAACAAGCTACAGCCGCAAATACTACAGACTTAGGAACTACTAAACCTTTGATTATAGGATCCAAGTTTGACGGAAGCACAAGCGACTTTGCTGGACGGGTTGACGATATTAGAATTAGAAAAGGTACTGGCGTTAGTTCAGCTCCTGGATCTGCTCCAACAGCGGCTTCAGTAGTTGATCAGTATACAGTTTTAAAATTAGAATTTGATGGAGACAATGGAAGCCAAGCAGTTGTAGATAATGACACATTCATACAAGATATTAGATTCAATAATGGAGCAACAGCTACAGCATTATCACTCATTGATCTTACTGACTTTGGTGGCGAAATTAGATCAATAGCAAGTGCTTCGATATATGGAAACTACGGAATCTTTGGAGATGGTCCTGGTGTAACTGTTTATGCTATAGGAATGAATCTAGCATACATAGGTACAGGAAAAGATGTTACAAATGATACAACATTGGTAAATCAAGCTAATGAAGTTGTTGCTAACAATAATGCCAACATATATTTTAGCACAGTTGATCACAAAGGTGACTTTAGGGTTGGTGATTTATTTAGAGTAAATCAAGAAACAGGCGAAGTTACTTTTACAGACGCTGAATTTTTATTCAACAACAACCAAGGTATAACTTTCACAGACGGAACAAATACTACAATAATAGATGGTACAAAAGTAGAATCAGGTGCTATTAGAATAAGTGGTAACACAATTTCAAGTACAAGCGGAGACATAAACATAAACAGTTCCGCTGGAACAATAAACCTACTAGACGATGTTAACATTACAGGAAACCTTGATGTAAGCGGAAATGTTACAGTAGGAGGTAACATAACATTAGGTGACGAAGTTACTGATACAATACAAATCAATGCTAAAATTGATAGTGATATCATACCTGCTTTAGATAATACTTACAAACTTGGTACAGCATTATTAAATTGGTCAGAACTTAATGTAGGAAAAGTCATTGTAGATGAACTTACTATTGATAATGATACTATACAGTCTACAGCATCAAATGGTAACATTAATCTTACACCAAATGCTACAGGCAAAGTTATTGTAGATAATTTAAAATTTGATTCTAATATAATATCCAATGACAGTGGTAGCATTGTATTAGATCCTAGCAGTGAATCTGTACAAATTGATAGCACCGGTGCTTTGATACTTCCAAAAGGTACAACAGCACAGCGTCCTGGATCACCTTCAACAGGAATGATTAGATATAATACAGACACAAATGTATTCGAAGCGTATGACGGACAATGGACTGAATTAGGTGGAGTTTATGATGATGACAGAGATACATATATTACTCCAGAACTTACTCCTGGTGCTGATGATGACACACTACGTTTTTACGCAGGCGGATCTTTAGTAGCAGACGTTACAGCTGACAGATTTGACATAAAAAAGCTAGAAGTAGACGATATATCGGTATCAGGAAACACTTTACAGACTATTACAACAAATCAAAACCTTGTTTTAACAGCAAATGGCGGAGGATTTGTGTCCATAGAAAACTTTAGTTTTAATGGAAATCAGATAACTAATAATGTAGACGGAGCAGTTACTACCCTTAAACAAGTTGGTACAGGATACTTTAAAGTAGCTGGACAAGGCGGATTTGTTATACCGGTTGGTAATAACGCAAATAGACATCCAAGTCCAGAAACTGGTATGATGCGTTATAACACAGTTGAGGACAGGGTTGAAATCTACGATGTAGGTGGTAACTGGGTTTCAGTTGCTGGTGCTACTGGTGCTGTTACGTTTAACGATGCTGAGGAGATAGCGATTAAATTGGCTTTAACACTATAGGAAAAATAAGATGGCAACGAATTTTAGAAACATTGTAGGAAAAGAAATAGGAACAGAAAGAGTAGCAGTCTACACAGTGCCTGCGGCGACAAGCACTACTGTGATAGGAATGAATATTGCTAACTTAACTGACTCTATGGTAAATTGTAGCATTGAAGTAGGAGATGAAGCAAGTAACATAGGATTTTTAGTTAAGGATATGCCAATAGCACCTAACACGTCGATGAAGCCAATAGGTAAAGGTGAAAAAATTGTTTTAGATGCTACCAATGTTTTATATGTAACCGCTGATCAAACGGCATCATTAGATGTCATACTCAGCATAGTGGAGATAGTATAATGGCTGATACATTTTTAGGACAAAGCATTACAGATATGGTCAATCAGACCGATGCTAGATATTTTTACGGTTTACGTAGAACAGACGATGGAGAACTTTTTATCGCAAAAGTAGACCAATTGAAAAGTAACGATAGCATTCAAATAAATCTTGAAGGAGATCAAAATGATAATTATGAAGATTTTGATCAAGCTCAAGATTTTTATGAAGGTAGAAACGTAAACCATGAAAAGGTTTTTAAGAATTTAAACTATGAACAGTTTAGATGGGATAACAGAAATATTAACTATTACATCGATGATAGTGGTAACTTGGTAGCTAGGATTAACGAAGGTTATACCTACCCTACAGGAGTATAATAAATACGTAAAAGGTAAAAAAAATGGCAGAATTTAAACTTAGTAGAATTAGATTTAACTGGAAGGGATCCTGGTCAGGAGGCGCCGACTATATAGTTGACGACATGGTGTTTCATAAAGGTTACACGTATGTTGCTTTAAGGACGCATACTTCCGCAGACTTTTACAATGACTTAGCTGGTACAGATTTAACACCAGCTCAGCCTAAATGGAAAAAACAAACAGAAGGTGTTAGTTGGTTAGGAGACTGGACAACAAGCACAAATTACGCACTAGGAAATATTGTAAAATATGGTGCGTCGGTATACCAATGTACAGAAGCTCATACTTCATCTGCCACTTTTGCTTCAGGTACAGACGGTCTAGTTGCTGACATCAACAAATGGACACTAGTTGCTGTTTCATCAGCTGATTGGAAATACAACTGGGCGCCAGCAACTTTATACAGAATTAATGACCTAGTTAGATACAACGGTAAGGTTTACAAAGCTCTTAATCAGCATGTGTCAGCCGCAACAGCATTATTAGGACTAGAAGCTAACCAAAGTGATTGGGCAATTATTGCTGATAGTGATACATGGAAAGGTACATGGACAATTGGTACAAGATATAAAGCAAATGATATCATTAGATACGGTGGTATTGTTTACAAGTGTATTACAGGTCACACATCAGCAGATAACACAACATTAGGTTTAGAAGAAGATCAATCTAAATGGGAAATACAAATTGAAGGCGTTGAAGTAAAAACTGTTGCTACTTACAACGAAAACACACAAACATATAATAGAAGTACTGCTTGGACATCTGGCACAAGATATAAGAAAAACGATCTTGTGATTAGAGGCGGCAATATTATGAAGTGTTTAATAGGACACACTTCTACTGATGGTGACAACGGATTCTTAACTGATTATAACGCAAGTAGATGGTCAGTATATCTACCTGGTTCTGAATATGAAAATGTTTGGGATGAAGGAACAAATTATCAACCTGGAGACCTTGTGCTTTACGGTGGATACATTTACAAAGCATTAACATTTAACGTTGGATACAAACCAAGTTTATACGGATCAGACTGGAATGTAACCTTTGAAGGATACACATTTAGAAATGACTGGAATAATCAAGGTACGGCAGATAGTGCTGACGTAGATTATAAAACTGGTGACCTTGTAAGACTTTCTGGTAGCTTATATATTGCTATACAAGATAGCACAAATTTACAACCAGACCAATGGCCTACTTATTGGGAAAAAGTAATTGATGGTAGACAGTTTAGAAATTCTTGGACAGACAACACTGAATATTTTATGGGTGATATTGTTACATGGCAAGGTACTGCTTATGTAGCTCTTAAATATCACAGATCTACAGAATCAGCATCCAGACCAGATCTAGATGTAAACTTCCCAGAACAAAGTTACTGGAAGATAATGATCCTTGGTAACAGAACAAACAAACTTGCTGTCAAAGGTGACTTGAAAACATTTGAAGATCAAGATTCAACAGCAATAGATACACTTAGACTTCCAATTGGAAAAGATGGTGCGGCACTTAGAGTTACATCAGGAATGCCAGCATGGGACAACATTGATCTTATAGACAATGTATATTATGTGTCGTTAGATGGCATAGATGATCCAGACAGAGGCGGAACACTAAACGCTCCATTTAGAACTGTGCGTTATGCTTGTCAATATCTTTTAGAAGATGAACTTAATAGAGTAGACAGACAGGCAACTATTTTTGTACAAGCAGGAGATTATAAAGAGATTCTTCCAATTAGTATCCCGGCTAAAACAGCATTAGTTGGTGCTGAATTAAGAACAACTTCTATTAGTCCAGCTATTCAAGGTACTGATACAGTTTTAGGACCAAGAGATGCTAACGGCGTACAAACAGCTTTAACAGTTCCAACAGATAACGAACAAAGAGATATGTTTTATGTAAGGAACTCAGGCGGAATAAGACGTTTAACACTTAGAGGACTTACAGGTACTTTAGTAGGACCTAACACATACGGAACAAGCAGACCAACAGGCGGAGCATTTGTGTCACTAGATCCGGGTACAGGTACATCAGATACAAGTGTCTGGATTGCTAGTAAGGCAAAAGCATATTACACTCCTACTGACGCTACATATAACGCAGGCACTGGAGTAATGCAGATGACTATACCACAACAGTCATTTACAGTTTCAGATGCTACATACGATCCGTTAACAGGTATATTGGTAGCAACAATAGGTTCTCATACTTTAGATGTTGGAGAAACTATTAAGATTGCTACTGGTAGTATTGTGTTTAGATGTGCTATGGACGAATATACAACAAATCATCCATATCCAAGAGTAAGTGATCCAGCGGCAGGTAAAGACTTAAGAATTATTGCTAAAACTTCAACTTCGATTACAGTTGATGTAGGTAAATCTTCTAACACTACTGCTCACAGATTCCAAAGTGCAGATAACAACGGAATAACATGGAGCCATAATTTACAAATAGGTAATTCTATTTTGATTGCGCCAGGTGCTTTGACATTTACATGTGCTAAGGACGGAAACACAACTAACCATGCTTATCCTAGAACAACTGACCCAGCGTACAATGCTAAACTTGCTATTACAGCAAGAAGTGATACAACTATTACAGTAAATGTAGGAATTAATCCAGACGGAAATTACGCACATACTTTTGTATCAGCTGTTGCTGAATCAATCAGTTTTGAAAGAATATCAGCAGGTAGATCACCTTACATTCAAGGTGTTACAACAATTGGTAATAATTGTGTTGGTATGAAAATTGATGGAGCATTACACGATGGCGGAAACAGATCCATTGTTGCTAATGACTTTACACAAGTGTTGTCAGACGGTATCGGTTACTGGGCAACTAATTTAGGAAGATCAGAACTTGTTTCTGTGTTTACCTATTACGCACACATAGGTTACCTAGCTGAAAACGGTGGTATAATGAGAGCAACTAACGGAAACAATTCATACGGTACATTTGGATCTGTTGCTGAAGGATTTGACGTAAACGAAACTCCACAGGTTGCTACTGTTAACAACAGAACACTAGAGGCACAAGTTCCTGAAATTTATGCTAGTGGTGATGTTACAGCTTTTGCTTTTAGCAACGCAGGTGAAACTTATTCAACAGCTACAGCAAGCCTTACACAAACAAACGGTACTGGACTAGATGCTAGATTTGAAGAATTTAGATCCGGCGGCGTAAACAAAATTGAATTACAAATTCCAGATGATAGTACTAATGTTGGAGGTAGAGGATTCCAATTTGCTACAAACTCAGCTCAAGGCGGTGGTGAATTTACAATTACATTTGCCGCTTCAGAAAGCAGAGAAGCAAGTAAACTTAATGGAATGAGAGTATTCATTACTGAAGGTCCAGGACAAGGACAATACGGTTACATTTGGCAGTACGACAGTTCTACAAAGACAGCACAAATTTACAGAGACTCAGACGGAGCTCCAGGTTGGGATCATCTTATTCCAGGATCTGTTTCAGCAACTGTATTAAATGCTTTAACAACTTACACAATTGAACCTATAGTAACAGTTACAGAACCTACGTTTAGCGTTTCAAATAACAGCGTACAAGCAGGAGCTCCTGACATTGGATACAGTGATGGTTTAGGACTTTGGTATTATGCTGTATCAGGAACGGATGATTTTTACACATCAGTTGATGGAAGTATTTGGACACAAAGACCAACTACAGCAGGAGGCGGAGCACCTGGACTTTCTTATACAGCATTTAGTAAGACAGGACCAATCATGGTTGGTGTTGCTTCAGCTTCAGATCAGCTTGTTTATTCAAATGATGGACAAACTTTTGATAGAACTACTTTACCGGCATCAGGTTCATGGAAAAAAGTACAAATTGGTGGAGCAAGTGATAACGTAATTATGGCATTGATAGACGGAGATGCTAACATCTATAAAGGATCGCTAACAACATCAAACGACTCAACAATAGTTGCTGGAAATTTTGATACTGTAGCTTCAGGAGCCTTAGGAAATAAAAACTGGGTAGGATTAGCATACGGAGCAGGTAAATGGATTGCTTTAGCTAAAGACGGAAACACAGTAATTTCAACAGACAATGGAGCAACATGGTCACAGGGAGCGGCTGTAACTCCAAGCTCTCCAGAAGAATACAGTGATTTAGTTTTTGGAAATAATGCTTGGGTAGCATCTATGGCAAACTCAGACAGAATAATTTATAGTGCTGACGGAACCAACTGGTATGACTCAGGACTGATTGGTGACTCAACTGCTAATGATTGGAAAGTAGGATACACACAAGGTGCTTACTTGGCTGTAAATGCTAACGGACAAGCGTACAAATCTTACAACGCATATCGTTGGGCATTAGTTGGATCAGCAATTAATAATTTGGATGCTGTTGTTGGTGGAGTAACATCAAACACACCAAGATGGGTTGGTTTAAGAAATTCAACTTCAGTTGGAAATATTATAAGCGGTGGTACGAAAGCAATTGCAAGAGTTGAACTTTCCGGCGGAAGTATTTCTAAATTTAAAATTTATGATCCAGGATCAGGATATACTGTTGCGCCAACAGTAACAGTTTACGATCCAGAAGAAACAGGTGAACCATACTATACTGTTCATGTTAAGAACGGTGTCATTCCACAACCAACTTTCTATAACAGAGGAGCTGGATATCAAACAGCAGTTGTGGCGATTACTGGTAACGGTTTTGCTGAAGAGAAACAAGTGGGTAACACAATGATTATTGACGGAATTGATGTTACACCAGGACCTGGAGCAAACGTAACTTTTGCTGGAAATTCAACAGTATATAGATTAGTTAAAGTTACTAAAGTAACAGGATCAGCACCAAACAAACAAATTACATTCCAGATATCTCCTGTATTGACAAGAGCTACTGCTCCGGCACACGGAGTATCAGCAACAATCAGAGAAAGATATTCACAATGTAGATTAACAGGACATGACTTCCTAGACATTGGTACTGGTAATTTTGAAAATACAAACTATCCAGCATTGTACGTTTTTGGACAAACAAGCGCCAACGATACAGTACAAGCAAACGAGGTTAGAGAAGCAAACGGCGGTAGAGTGTTCTACACATCCACTGACCAAGATGGTAACTACAGAGTTGGTGAACTGTTTAGAGTTTCACAGGCTCAGGGTGGTGTTACTTTAAGTGCTGACTTCTTTGACTTAGAAGGATTAGACGAAATAAGGCTTGGTGGAATAAGTGTTGGTGGAACACAAGCCGTAGTAAGAGAATTTTCAACAGAAACAACATTTGTTGCTAATAGTAATAGTGTTGTGCCTACACAAAAGGCGTTGAAAAGCTATATCGAGAATAGATTTACAGGTGGTGGATCTAACTTGTTTACTAACGCATTGACAGCAGGTCAGGTTATTATTACAAGTAGAGAAATCAACAACACAGCAGGATCTAATAATCCGACTGCTATGACATCTGTGAATCCTACTTTCGTTGTAAACGGGCCATTAGGCGGAGGACTGGCGGCCCTAAATATGTTCTTCTCAGCTAGAACTGAGCGAGACGACTTTAATGGATAATGATAAATATGTTTAACACCAAGAACGGAGCAAAAAATGGCAGAATTTAAACTAGGTAGAATTAGGTTCATTTGGAAAGATAACTGGACAGCTTCCACAGCTTATCTAAAAGATGACGTAATTAGATATGGTGGTAGAACCTATGTTTGTGTGACTGGTCATACAGCAGGATCTAATTTCTACAGTGACATCGGTAACTGGAATAATTTCAGTGACGGTACTCAATGGAAAAGCGATTGGAGTGCGGCTACATTTTACAAAATAAATGACATCGTAAGATACGGTGGTATCATTTACATTTGTAATACTGGACACACAGCACAATCAACACTAGAAGCTGATCAATCAAAATGGGATCAGTTTGCTACATCAATTGACTGGAAAGACAACTGGGTAGCAGGAACAATCTACAAAGCAAACGACTTGGTAAAATATGGTGGAAACATTTACATTTGTAACACTGGTCATACTGCCGCGGCCACAAACGCACTTGGACTTGAAGCTGATATTTTAAAATGGGACCTATTCTCCGAAGGTCAAGATTGGAAGCAAAACTGGGCAATCAATACAAGATACAAAGTAAACGACATTGTAAAATATGGCGGAACACTTTACGTTGCTAACACAGGACATACGTCTTCAGCAACAACTGCACTTGGATTAGAAGCCGATCAAGCTAAATGGGATTATTTAAACAAAGGTATTGAATACTTAGGTGAATGGCAAAACAGTTATAGATATAAAGTCAACGATGTTGTGCTTTATGGAGCAACACTTTGGTTGTGTACTACACAACACACATCAGTTGTTACAAATACTGATTCACAACTTGGTACATTACAAGCTGATATTGCTAACTGGGAAAAATTTGTTCCAGGATTAGAATTTGAAAATACATGGTCAGGTTACGAAAGATATCAACCAGGTGACTTTGTTACCTACGGTGGTAACCAATATGTAGCAAACGATAATGTTTATGCTGAGTTGCCTCCTTCAAGTGCCAAATGGGAACTTGTTACTTCTGGATTTAATCTAAGAGGTGATTGGGGAGATGATTCTACAAATACAGAATATAGAATTGGTGATGTTGTTAGATTAGGTGGTTACACTTATCTTGCTACAGCAAACAGTTCAGGACAGCGTCCACCTAACGCAACGTATTGGGCAAGATTAAACCAAGGTATTGAATGGAAAAACACTTGGACAACAGCAACAGTATATGATGCTGGTGATGCTGTACGTTACGGATTAATAAGTTACGTTTGTATAGCGGCACACACTTCGGATACAGCTAAACGTCCAGATAATGATTCTAACGGTGACTTCTGGAACAACTTGGCATCAGGTGCTGAAGAAAGTGCACTTACTACACAAGGTGATATACTTTACTACGGTGGTTCAGGACCATCAAGATTACCTATCGGTAGTGAAGGACAAGTTTTAAGTGTTGCTTCAAATGGTATTCCGGAATGGAAAGATTTCTTATCAGTACCAGATGTACTTTATGTAGCAGGCGGAATTGGAGAAGACAATCCAGCTCCTACAAACGGTGTAACATTAGACCGTCCATTTAAAACAATTAGATATGCTTGTGAAGAAATTGAAAAAGGACATAGAAATGCTAATGCGGCTTTCATGCTTGAACAGAATAGAACATTCATAGCATACGAAACTGCTAAATGGGCAAAGAGACAAATTATTACACAGACAAGTCCATTCTTCATTGGTTTTGCTTTTGACGAAGGTAAATTTGAAAGACTAGCAGGATACGCTTTAGATGGTATTTTACTAGATCTTAAAAAAGGACACAATGTTGATACAAGACGTGTAGCACAGTCAATGAAAGATAACGTAAGTGGTGATTGGTTTGATACAGGATCAGAATCACAAAACGTTGCGGCATTGAATTTTGTAATTACTATTGCTACTGATGTTGTAAACAGTGCTACTCCTGCCGCAGATTATCAAGCATTAGATGGTGTTGCGTCAGCAGACAGATATTTACAAATAAAAGACACAACTAAACCAGCAGAAGCTGGCGCTGTAGCAGAGCTTACAGCAAGTATGGCAGTAATTACATCAGCTGTATCATTAGGTGCTGGATATACTTTACCTGTAGAAACAAAAAGACACAAAGTTATCTTTGTTAAAACAGGAACATATAAAGAAGTATTACCAATTAGAGTACCAGAAAGAGTTGCTATTGTTGGAGACGAATTACGTTCAGTAAGAGTTGAACCAGCAGGACAAGTTACTAATTCAGGTGATACAACTTACTCACTTGCTGGTATTTTACACATGAAATCAATACTTGATGAGATTGTACAAGGTTCAGCAGTATCAGCACAGTCAGGTAACAGTGTAACGCAAAATGTTAGCAAACCTGTTAGTACATCAGCTGTTGCTACAATAATTACAGGATTGGCTCAAGAACTTTATGATAAAATTGACTTTGAAGTTAATGGAGCATCAGGAGATTCAACAGCTCCGTTATTTTCAGGTAACAATACTAGAGTAGATGATCAAGATAAATTTAAAGCGGCAAGATTATTACTTCTTAACAAAGATTTTATAGCAGAAGATGTAACGAAATACATTAATGCTAACTATCCTTCTTACACATTTGATGAAGCAAGATATAAGAAAGATGTTAAGGAATATGTAGATGCTTTTATATATGACTTGATTTATCCAGGTAACTACAGAACTTTATACGCAGGCTTATACTATGGAAATAGTGTAAATGGTTCTACTACTGAAAACATGTATCTACTAAGAGACGCAACAGGTATTAGAAATCAAACACTAGGCGGATTGAGTGGTACACTTGGTTCAGCTAACAGTTTTGGAACAAAACGTCCAACAGCAGGTGCTTATTGTTCATTGGATCCAGGATGGGGTAAAGATGATACAAGAGTGTGGATCACTTCAAGATCTCCATACGTACAAGGTGTAACAAACTTTGGAACAGGTTGTGTAGGACTTAAAATTGACGGAGATTTACATAACGGCGGTAATGACTCAATTGTTGCTAACGACTTTACACAAATCTTAAGTGATGGTATTGGTGCGTGGGTTACAAACTTAGGTAGAGCAGAACTTGTTTCCGTGTTCTCATACTACGGACACATTGGTTATCTAGCTGAAAACGGCGGTAAGATTAGAGGTACTAACGGTAACTGTTCATACGGTGACTTTGGTGCTGTATCTGAAGGCGTTGACGGAAGTGAAGTTGCTACCAGAGGTGGAGTAAACAATAGAAAACTTGAAGCACAGGTTGGTAGAGCATTAACAGACGGAAGTGCTATTATTCACTTTGAATACACAAACGCAGGTAATGCTTATTCTTCAGCTTCATATACAATATCAGGCGCAGGATACGGTGCTGTGATTGCTAACGCTAACTATGCCGATAACGCATTGTTTGAAGTTAGATTAAGAAATCCAGATGACGGATCCACATATAATGCGGAAGATACAAACAGCGATGGATCACTTAATGATCCAGATACTGTAGGTGGTAGAGGTTATGTGTTTAGTGAAAACACAGCACAGGGCGGTAACGCAACTACTATCACATTGTCAAACACTGAAACAGCAAACAGTTCTAAATACGTAGGTATGAGAGTTGTGATTACGGCTGGTACAGGTGCTGGACAATACGCACAAATAACAAGTTACAATCCAGGAACAAAAGTAGCAAACGTAGCAAAAGAGTCTGACGGTACAGCGGGATGGAATACATGGCACCCAACAAACGGTATCCAAGCGACACTAGATGCTACAACTACATATTCAATCGAACCAAGAGTTACAGTAGTTGGTGGCGGCGGAACAGGAGCTCAAGTAAGAGCAAAAGTTACCGGCGGCAGAATTACACAATTCTTTATTGTAAATCCAGGAAGCGGATACACTACAACTCCTACACTTTCAATAGTAGATCCAAACGAAACTATTGAAGTACCATATCAAGTTAGAGTAGGTAATGGTGTGTTAACACAACCGACTTGGACAAGCAGAGGTATTGATTTTGAAACTGCTGGAGCAACAGTAACTGGTGACGGTTATGCTGATATATTCCAAGAAAAGAATTTCTTGAATGTAATTGGAATGACTGAAATACCAGAAGAAGGTGCTAACCTTGAAATTGCTGGTGATAGCAGATACTTTAAAATTGTGTTTGTAAGGGAACTTACAGGCGGACCAGGTAACTATAACGCAAACTTACAAGTTTCTCCAAACTTAGGAATTGAACAAGCTCCTATACACGGTGCTAACTTGGTAGTTAGAAAAAGATTTAGTCAAGTTAGACTTACTGGACATGACTTCCTAGACATTGGTACTGGTAACTTTGCTAGTACAAATTATCCAGGAACACCGTCCGTTGCTAACGATCCAAACGATGAAGTTAATGAATTTGGCGGAGGTAGAGTATTCTACACATCCACTGACCAAGATGGTAACTTTAGAGTTGGTAGATTGTTCAACGTTGAACAGTCCACTGGATCAGCGAGCTTGAATACAAGTGCTTTCAGTCTAGCAGGACTACAGGAACTTTCACTAGGTGCTGTAGGACTTGGTGAAGGAGGTGCAACAATTAATGAATTTAGTACAGACGGAACGTTTAGTGCTAATTCTGATAGCGTTGTTCCTACACAGGCGGCTATTATCACATACATCAATTCACAGATTGGTGGTGGAAGTAGCTCCTTGAATGTTAACGCAGTTACAGCTGGTAAAATAAATATCACTGGAAACACGATTAGTACAACTGACAACTCACCGATCACGGTTACTACTGGAATGAATTTCAACGGTGGAGTACTTGGATCACCGGTTGCGATGGCGTACTTTTTAACAAGTAAAACATAATGGCTAAATACTATAAGAGGAGTAAAAAATGGCATCAGGAGTATTAGGATCAAACGATCTTGGAGCAAACACAGATACCAGCGTCTACACAGTTCCGGCTGATACTTATAGCGTTGTGACTGTATCTATCTGTAACAGAGGATCAAGCACAGCAAACATAAGAATCGCTGTAGCGGCGGCGGCGTCACCTGCGGCTTCGGAATACATCGAATATGATGTAGCCCTTGGACCAAACGGTGTTCTTGAAAGAACAGGTATCGTAGCACAAGCTACAAAAATTATTGTTGTTAGATCATCTCAAGCATCTGTAAGTGCAGTTGTAATGGGAATTGAAACAGCAGTACCAGCATCATAAGGATAGGGAAATGGGAAGAAGAATTTCATTAGGTTCACCAGGTTTAACTATACCTTTTGGGAACACAGCACAAAGAACAGCAGGCGCAGGCGCAGGTTCATTAAGATTTAACACAGAAATTAACGTGTTGGAACTATACAATGGAACAGCATGGCTTCCGGTTGGTGTTTTGAATGCTAAGACAGTTACAACGACTTATTCCGCTCACTCAGGAGAGCAGTTGTTCGTAGATACAAACGGAGGAGCGTTTACAATTACATTACCAAGTGCTCCGGCAACAGGTGATGTTATTAGATTTTTTGACTTAAGAAAAACATTTGATAGTAACGCACTTACAATAGGTAGAAACGGAAAACTAATCCAAGGTGATTCGGCGGACATGACTGTTAGCTCAGAAGGCGCGGCGTTTGACCTTGTATATTCAGGTGATTCATACGGTTGGCGTATTCACTCTGTATAATATTTTTGGAGAAGGAACCACATGGCTAGTTACGCAAGTTATAAAAAAGTTACATCAGAGGGTATTCCTAGTGGTACAATTACTAGAAGTAAGTTAGCCCCAGGGGCTGGTGCTTGTAGAAAAGTACAATGGATATACAATGCTCGTGGCATGCAATGTCATATGTGTGCTAGACAATCTGGCTGTTGTGAACAAGCAAACGGAAAATGTTGTTATTGGTGTGTTCCAGATAATACTTACAAAGTAACCTTTGAAATTTGGTCAGGCGGTGGCGGAGGACCAGGACACACTTGTTGTAACTGTTGTTCGTTCGCAATCGGAGGAGCAGGTGGAAACTATGCTTCTAAAACTATTGATACCAGTCCAGGCTGTCAATATACAGTATGTGCGGGAGGCGCATGGCCTTGCGGTAAAGCTCATACATGTGGTGCTGGAATGGGATGTCGTTCATACGTTAATGGACATAATTTATCAAACTTTTGTGTTACAGGAGCCTGCGGAGGCTGGATGTGTAACGGAGATGCTTGGGGTCAAAGACACCTAACATCACTTTGTGCTAACTGTAACATTTGTGGAATTTTTGGTGCTGACTTCGGTGGTATGGGAGCCATGGGAAGAAAA